GCCGAAGTTCTACAGCACGACACTATTTTCAGGAAGTAAATGGAAGACATGGAAGACCCACAGGCGCAGATGGATGCGCTGAAAAGCTATGTCCTCCAGCAGTCGGATGACGCCGCCAGTTGGATTGATACCGACATAGCTCCAGAACGGGCTAAAGCCACACGGTATTACAAAGGCGAGAAGTTCGGCAACGAGCAGGATGGCCGGTCGCAGATCGTCCTGACGGAAGTTAGAGACTCCATTGGAGCTATCCTTCCGTCTTTGATGCGGGTGTTCTTCTCTGGCGAACGTGCGGTTGAGTTCATCCCTCATGGTCCCGAAGACATCCAAGCCGCCGAACAAGCGACCGATTACGTAAATTTCATCTTCCAGAAAGACAATCCTGGATTTGAGATTTGCTATGCCGCCTTCAAGGACGCCTTGGCTCGCAGGACGGGCATCGTTAAATACTGGTGGGACGAAGAGTATTGCGTCACCACCCATGAATTCTCGGGGCTGACGGATCAAGCCTTGGCAGCAGTTCTGGCCGAAGAGGGCGCAGAACTCATTAGGGACGAGGTTTCACCCGATCCCTCTGTGCCAGCCCTCATGGATGAGGCCGGGAACCCCGTTTACACGTCTTACCTGCACGACTGTACTGTTCGACGGACGAAGAAGAAGCAGAAGGTTTCCCTTTGCGCGGTGCCTCCTGAAGAGTTCTTGATAAACCGCTCCGCTAGGAGCCTGGACGATGCTCGCTATGTCGAACACCGTACAGAGAAGACTCGGGGAGAATTCGCTTCATTGGGCTACGACCCCGATGCAGTAAACTTCTCAGCCGAGAGAACTCTTCAATTCAACCAAGAGGCCATCGCTCGCAACCCCTCTGCGATGGCCGTGTACGAACCGGGTAAGACTCTTTACAGAGAGTGTTGGGTTCGCTACGACCTTGATGGGGATGGAATTGATGAACTCCTGAAGGTCTGTGTAGCAGGGAAAGAACTGCTCCACGTGGAACCTACGGATGAGATTCCGTTTGCTGTTTTCTGTCCTGATCCCGAGCCGCATACGTTCTTTGGTCTCTCAGACGCGGACAAGACGATGGACCTTCAGGAGTCCAAGTCTTTCGTCCTGAGAAACGCCTTCAACTCGATGGAACAGACCATCTCCCCGAGGATGGTTGTCGTTGAAGGTCAGGTGAACATGGGCGATGTCCTCAACAACGAAGTTGGGGCTGTCATTCGCGCAAGGGCACCGGGGATGGTGCAAGAACTGGTCACTACGCCAGTGTTCCAGCAGTCCTTCCCGATGCTTTCGTACCTTGATGAAATCAAGGAACAGAGGACAGGTCAGAGCAAGGCGTCTCTTGGGTTGGATGCAGACGCGCTTCAGTCCACCACGAAGACCGCCGTGGCGGCGACGGTTTCTGCTGCACAAGGAAGACAGGAACTCGTAGCAAGAATCTTCGCTGAGACCGGCATGAAACGACTTTTCAGGGGAATCCTGAAACTCGTCTGCCGGAATCAAGATAAAGCACGGATGGTCCGGCTCAGGAATACCTGGGTCGAGATGGACCCGAGAAGTTGGTACGCCGACATGGACGTTACCGTTAACGTCGCCATCGGCGCCGGGACGGTTGAAGACCGGATTGGCTTCCTTGGAATGATCGCTGCGAAACAGGAGCAGATCCTCCAATTAGCAGGGATGGACAACCCTCTCGTCTCTCCCATAAACCTCTACAACACCTACGGGAAGATGCTTGAGCTTTCGGGGTGGAAGGACACCCAAATGTTCTTCACCGACCCGAGAACGTGGGAACCGCCTCCGCCGAAGCCCGATCCTGCGGAGATGCTTGCCCAACTCCAGATGGAGGACATTCGCGGGAAACTTGCGCTGGAAGCTGAAAAGCTCCGCAACGACCGCGAGAAGAGCATTTGGGAGCAGGACTTCAAGAGAGACCAACTTGATGCCGACATCATCCTGAAGTCGAAGGAGATGGAACTCCAGTACAAGACTCAGATTGACACCTCGCTCATCAAGAGCAAGGCCGAGTCCGCGAAACCTAATTCGCCTTCGGTGGTGGTCAACGAAAAACCAAAGAAGATCAAGAAGGTTGTTACTCGTGACGAGAACGGCCTTGTTACCTCTGTCGAAGAAATCCCTGAGTAATGGCTCTCAAGTTCTCAACCGCCGTGCGAAATGCGCGGCTGGACGCTATTGCTTTAGCAGTAGGTAAATCTCCAATCCTTGAAATCAGGAGCGGGGAGCCTTCTGGCTTAGACGATCCAGGGGATGTTCTTGCGGTGCTTCAACTTCCTTCGGATTGGCTGATGAAAGCCAAGAACGGGAAGACCGACAAGAAAGGATCTTGGGAAGTACCGATGGCCGCAGCGGAAGGGGATGCCGGTCATTTCCGGCTTTGTTCTAAGGACGGAACCCCGCACGTCTTAGGTCGCGTGACCGAGGAAGGGCAGGGCGGGGAGATGGAAGTCAAATCGACTCAGATCAAGGCCGGTCAGACAGTGATTGTCGCCGGGTTTTCAATCACAGATGGAAATGGGTAACAAGGGACTGTAATGGCAACTTTCAACAAGTTTCAATCGTTTGTCGAGCATCTTGCGGAGGGGGTCCATAACTTCTCGTCCGACACGACCTGCACGATTACCGTCGCTCTGTGCGCCGCCGCAAACGCCCCGGTGAACACGAACACCGTTCTGGCGAACCTCACAGAAGCCGCCTACACGAACTGCTCGTCGCGGGTAATGTCCGTGTCTTCGTCCAGCCAGACCTCGGGGACGTACAAGCTCGTTCTCTCGGACCTGACGCTGACGGCCTCCGGTGGCACGGTTGGTCCGTTTAGGTACGTGGTACTTTACAACGACGACCCCACGTCTCCCGCCGATCCGTTGATTGGCTGGTACGACTACGGCTCGGACGTGACGCTTCAGGACACGGAAACATTCACGATTGACGCTGACCCGACGAACGGCGTGCTTCAGTTGGTGTAATGCCACGAAGTATTTACATCGGGTCGAAGCCATCGTGGACATCAAGCCCGACGCTTAATTTCACGACCGGGACTTCTGCCTCGGTTAGCCTCACGGAGTATCTTCACAACCCGCGTAACCGGGCGGTCGTTTACGACTCCCCGAGTGGGCTTCCTACGGGGTTTTCCATCGTCGGGGCAGATCTGCTTTGGAATGGGAATGGCACTGCCGGAACTACGGCAATCACCATCCGGGCGACGTGGTTCGGCGGGTCAGCAACGCTAACCGGGCAGACGGTTGTTACGCAGGATGACGGCACATACGACCCTGCAACTACGCGCTACGTGCGAGCCGGGGCCAGTGGCGCGAACAACGGCACGGACTGGACGAATGCCTACACGTCCTTGCCTGCAACGCTGACGCGCGGGTTTACCTACTACGTCGCGGACGGATCGTATTCCGCCTATACGTTTGACGATGCGCCAAGCGGGGCGGCGACGATCACTGTGCGGAAAGCCACGGCTGGGGCGCATGGCACTGACACCGGATGGGTCAGTACCTACGGCGACGGACAAGCTGCATTTGGCGTGTTCACGATCCGAACGTCGTATCTGGTGATCGACGGCGTGTTCCGCAACGAGTCCGACTGGTTCGACGGCGCTGGGTACGGGTTTGCCATTGGAACGTCGGCAAACCAGCAGCAGATCATCATAGATGCGGGCGGTTATACGCCAAGCAACGTCACGATAAGCTGTGCATATCTGGCCGGGTATCCGTCTACCGAATCGCCCGTCTCTGCATATGCCCTGTACGCCAACTTGGGCGGCGGCGGGCAAATGTCGAACATGGTTTATCGGCGCATCGGGATCAATGGGTCCAGCAACGGAATCGTCCCGTGGGACAGCACCGGGACGCTCATCGAATACTGCGCGTTGCAAAACAATTGGAGTACAGACGCAAATCACGGCGACCCGATCAACGCATACTTCAGCGTCCTAAACCTGACCATCCGGTTCTGCAAGTTCCGAAACTGCTCGGGTACGTCCGTCATTCCGATTGCATCGTGGAACACAAGCCGGAACAACCCAACGCTGTGGATCTATGGGAACGTCATGTGGGATTGCAGCAACGGCGACGGCGTGATCGGCTACACCGGGAGCGCGTCGAGTGCCGGGGATATGTCGAACTCGCACATTTATAACAACACGTTTGTTGCGTGCAGCGGGTACTCCGCTGGCATCGATGCGCCGCAGGGGTCGGGCAACACAGTCCGAAACAATCTGTGGGTCGGGAATACCGGGTCCGTGTCGATCAGTGTTGGCACATCGGCCACGATCACGAACAACGGCTTCAGTTTCTCTCCAGGCATCGGAACCAGCGCACAGACGAACATCCCGACATCGGTATTCACAAACTATGCCAGTCGCGTGCTGACTCCAGCAACCGAAATCCCCGGTGGTTACACGCTCGCAGCGCCATACAACGTAGACATGAACGGAGTGACCCGAGGCACGGGCGGTACGTGGACGTTGGGCGCATACGAGTACGAAGGGGGCTAATCGGTTATGGCATGGATCTATCCGGGCGGGCTGACTGACACCGACTTCGCGGATGGCACGACGAATACTGCGTGGGCTATCCATCTGAATATCTACGGGGCTGCGATCACGATTCCGTCGGCGGGCACCGTCACGAAGCTCGGTGCGTACTGTAAGCAGAACGACGTAGGCGACCTCGGGCTAAAGTTCGGGCTGTATACATCTGGCGGATCACTGGTCGCCCAGTCCACCGGCACGGTGACGCTGAACACGCTGTCGTGGGTGGACTCTGGAACGATCAGCGGCGCGGTTTCCGCCGGGACGTATTACGTGGTGCTTTCCGGCGAAAGCTCTGCGGTGCTGCAAGGGTACGACACTTCCGCGAACGGTGTGGAAGCAGCGGAAGCCTACGCGACCGCGATGCAGTCGTCGGAATCGCTGGCAGCCGGGGATGGCTCGACTGGATACCGATTTGGCGTTCGGCTGGACTTCACGGCTGGCGGCTCTGGCTACACCCCCCGATCAATGCTTTTAGGAGTTGGATAAGTGGCTGACAATTTCTCAACCAATGCCGGTAGCGGCGGGTCTACCTTCGCCTCCGACGATATTACGTCCGTCCAGTACCCGCGAATCAAGCTGATTCACGGTGCGGATGGAACGAACGATGGAGACGTTTCTCGCACGAACCCGTTCCCGGCTGCTTCGTTCGCTGAGTCCAACCAAGTCACGGTTGCCGGTGTTCCGGTTACGGTGAAGTTCGTCGCCATTGACGCGGCGACCTCTGGGAACAACACGCTTCTCGCTGCGGTAACTTCCAAGAAGATCCGCGTGGTGTCGGCGTTCCTCGTCGCCGCTGGCGCAGTGAACGTGCGGTTTGAGTCTGGAGCCGATGGCACGGCGCTGACGGGCCAGATGAACCTCGTGGCGAACACTGGGTTTGTCCTGCCCTACAACCCGAGCGGATGGTTCGAGACGGCGAGCGGTACGCTGCTGAATCTTGAGCTTTCCGCTGCGGTCAGCGTAGACGGATCTCTCAGCTACATCGAGGTCTAACCGACGGGCGCGGGAGTAGCGCATGGCCGCGCCTTTAATCGAAGTCGCTGATTGCACAGAAAGCGGCAATAACACTGCGACCACAAGCTGGGACGTTAGTTACCCGGCATACGTTTCCGGCGACTTACTGTGCTTCCACGTCGCCAGCGATGCGAACGTCACGCATAACTGGTCCGCGACGGGACCAAACGGCGAGACGGTCGTTGACATCACGGATTCGTATGGCGGCACCGCGCAGCGAATCTCGGCGTTCTACTTTGTAGGCTCCGCGACTACCGGGGCGAGTACGTTCACTGTTACCCCCTCTGCCTCTGAGCAGTGGACGGCGGTTGTCGTCAAGGTTCCGGCTGGGGAGTTCGACTCCACCACGCCGGTCCAGACGACTATCGGCAGCGCGAACCAGACGACCGCTGCGGTGGACATCGCCACGCCGACGTGGACCACTGGGTCGAGGGCTGGCGGGCGCATCGTCGTCGCTGCGGCGATTGACGTAGTGACGACCTCGGCCGCCCCCGCTGGATGGACGGCGCTGATTCAGCGGGATCGTGGTGCCGTTGGTATCATGGTCGGCGTTCGGACTGCCGAGACGACCACAAGCGAGTCGGTTGCGTCCGCGACGTTCACGAAGGCGAGCGAGACGCACAGCGTCATCGGCTACGTCATCAACGGGCCTCCGGCATCTCTTGCGATAGAACACGGCTCGTTCACGCTCACGGGCTATGACGCGACATTTGAGAAGGGCGACTCGGTAAGGCAGGGCGGCGACCCCGCCCCGCTGCCTCACCTTGGCTTGGTGCTTGGCTCGTCGGCAGCGCCAGAGATTGCGATAGAACACGGCAGCTTCGCCCTCACCGGGCAGGCCGCTAGTCTACGGGTCGGCAGGCAGGCGGCTTTCGCCCACGGTAGTTTCAGTCTCACCGGGCAGGACGCGGGACTTCGCACAGGGCGAAGCATAGCCTTCGCATACGATACGTTCACCCTCAATGGGCATGACGTAGACCTAGACGCAGATCGTCGTCTAGCGGCGGACTACGGGGCTTACAGCCTCACCGGGCAGGATGTTGACCTAGACGCCGACCGTAGGCTGGTCCTTGAGTACGGCGCATTCACCCTCACCGGGCAGGATGTCGGCCTCGGGTCTCAACTTGGCATTACGGCTGGCCTCGGGAGCTTCACGCTCTCGGGTCAGGACGTTGACCTCGACGCAGACCGAAAGATTGCGTTTGCCCACGGTGCGTTCGCGCTCACGGGTCAAGACGCGGATCTGGATGCAGACCGACGACTGGCCTTTGAGTACGGTAGTTTCACGCTCAACGGGCAGGACGTTGGGCTGTCCACCGGGACAAGTCAGGCTCAAGGCGGCGATCCTGCACCGTTCCCGCACTTGGGATTGTTGCTTGGGCAGAATGCCCGAGAAATCCAGCTAGAACACGGCAGCTTCGTCCTTACCGGGCAGGCTTCCGGTTTGGCGGCTGGCAGAAAGGTTGCGTCGGACCATGGGAGCTTCACGCTCTCCGGTCAAGACGTGGCCTTCAGGGCCGTCGGGGCAATAGCTCTAGACCCGGCGGCCTTCACGCTGTCTGGTGAAGTTGCGCTTCGGCACGCCTCAAATCTTACGGCGGGGATGGGGAGTTTCACGCTCTCCGGTCAGCCGATGGATTTCCAGGCTGTCGGAGGCGGCGGCGATCCGGCTCCGTTCCCGCACCTTGGCTTGCTGCTCGCGCCCACCGCTGGGGCGTACAGCATCGGGGCTGAGTTTGGCGCTTTTGCCCTTACAGGGCAGAGCATCGCGCTCTCCACGCCTACAGTATTTTCGATTGAGTACGGCAGTTTCGTACTCACTGGACAAGACGCCGACCGGGACATTTCGATGTCCGCTGGCCTCGGGAGCTTCACGCTCTCAGGACAAGCGGTTACGTTCGGCGGGGCGCTGTCGATTTCCGCAGAGCGCGGGAACTTCACGCTCTCTGGCCAGAGCGCAACCCTTCGCGTCATCCGGTCTTACGACCTCGCGCTTGCATCCGGCAGTTACACGCTCACCGGGCGTTCCGTTGATCTTGACCATGACCGGAGACTGTCGGCAGGCAGCGGCGCGTTTGCTCTCTCTGGGCAGGCCGCAGACCTAGACGCCGATCGAAGGCTTGTACTCGGTACTGGTAGTTACACCGTCACCGGGAACGTCGCGTCGTTCCGGCAGGGCGTTTCGCTACAAGCGGCGACTGGTGTATTCACCCTCACGGGGCAGAATGCAAATCTTGCCGCTTCCTTCCTTCGCATCGACGCTGAGGCGGGGAGTTTTAGTCTCACCGGGCAGGACGTTGATTTCCTTCCGAGGAAGATCACAGCCGAAACGGGGCTGTTCGACCTTCTGGGGCAGGATGTAAGCCTTGTCCCGCAGATCCGCGTCTCCGGTGGAGGCAGCCCCGGCCCGTCGCGGGATGCTCTTAAGAAGTTCCGCGAGAGGTTCAACAGAGCCACCGCTTTCAAGGGGCGGGTCTCGGTTGTCCTTGACGACGCCGAACTGGATGCGTTCGCTGAGTTCCTTGAGCAACCAGAGAACGTCGTCCAGTTAGCTCAACTGGTCTCAAGAGCAAGAATCCAGTCCACGCTTGAAGACGCCGTAGTTTACGGGGCCGCAAAGGTCTCGTGGGAGTACCGCATCAAGCAGGACGACGAAGAACTGCTCATGTATATGTAATGACCCCAAACGAACGATCGCGATTAGCAGAGGAAATCCTCCGCAACGAAGTATTCCAAGAGGCTTTCAGTACGTTGGAAAACGGACTGGTGGCTGAATGGAAGGCAACCACTCCCGATTCATGGAAGTCGCGGGAGAGGCTGTACGACCGACTGCAAGCCCTCATGGATTTGAGGCAGCAGCTAGAGACTTTCATCGCAACGGCAGCACTGGATACAACTGCCAGGAACCAGCATGGACGCACCGAAAGGTATAACGCCCGAGACTATTGACAAGATCAAGGGGATGTTGAATCCCCAGCCGACCGAGGAACCCACGGAGGAAACTCCAACGGAACCCGAGGCCGAGAGCCAGCCCGAGGACAACAATGAACCAGAGGCCGAGGCTCAACCGGAAGTAAGAACCTTCAAGGTCAAAGTTGACGGGGAGGAAATCGAAGTCCCCGAAGATGAAGTCCTCAAGGGTTACTCCCGTACTTCGGATTACACCCGCAAGACTCAGAAACTCGCTGAAGATCGCAAGGCTTTAGAGGCAGAGTCTCAGAGAGTCAAGGCGGAACGCGAGCAGTATGCGATGGGCTTACAAGCCCTCAAGTCGCAGCTTGCTACGGCACAGGAACCCGATTGGGCAAAACTCGCAGACGAGGACCCGATTGAGTTCGTCAAGCAGAAGGAACTGCATAGGGACCGCAAGGAAAAACTCGCTCTCGTAGAGCAGGAGCAGCGCAAAGTCGCAGAACTCCAAACCTACGAACAGCAGAGGGCGTTACAAACATACATTCAGGATGAGCAGGTCAAGTTGACCCAAGCGATCCCTGAGTGGAAGGACGCCAAGACCGCGCAAACCGAGAAGGAAAAGATTGCGAGCTTCGCACTTTCCCTCGGCTATTCCGAAGCGGACATCGCGCAGATTTACGATCACCGCGCAGTAGTCGCTCTCCGCAAGGCGGCGCTCTACGACGAGGTGATGTCTAAGGCTAAGTCCCAGGTCGAAAAGGCCAAGGACGGACCAAAGACCGCACGCCCCGGAAACCTTCAGCCTGTCCCCAACAAGCAGTACCTCGCGCAGAAAGAGCAATTCAAATCCACCGGCTCGCTCAAAGACGCAGCCGGTTTGGCGAAACTACTTTTGAGGAAATAGCATGGCATTTTTCACTGGTACGAACACCACGTACATCCGGCAGGACAGCATCCGCGAGGAACTGTCCGACATGATTTTTTCGATTGATCCTGAAGAAACCCCGTTCATCAGCAACGTCGGAAAAGAAACCGTAAACAACACGTACTTTAGCTAACCGGAGTACGTTAAACCTGGCTATTTGCTGGAACATCCTTAGAGCTTCGTCCCCCGCAGAGGAAAAGTGACGATGATTGGACAATCAGCAGGGAAGAATTACGCATACTTACTTGGCGTCTACATGGGAGATGGAAGCATCTTCTCGACGCCGGATGGAACCCGAAAGTTCGGGATGACATCCATTGATCTAGACTTCTGCAACGCAGTTAAAGCGGCCATGTTGGCGCTTGGCGGCACGGCGGGAATCAACGGCCCTTATCGGGACGCAAGGTTCTCAAAGTCCCGTCCGTACTACATGTTGTACGGATTCAAGACGGACATCCTCAACATGATTGAGGCCGACACGGACCGCAAGCAGAAGTTGCCCGATACCACGAACGCGACCGATGAGGAAAAGAAAGCCCTCATCCAAGGCGTTCTGGATAGCGAAGGCTATATCTCTGAAGGAACTCGCAAGGAAGCACCGCAATCGAACAAGCGGTACTTTATGGGCGTTAAGTTCACCGGAGACTGGTTCTTCCCATTCGTCAAACTGATGGAATCAGTTGGGCTTCAGATGGGCGCAATCGGGGAAGAAAAGATCAAGAGCGGGAAGATCGCCCGCAGAGTGTATATCAAGCTCACGTCTTACCGAGACGCAGGGATGCGATTCAACATCGCACGAAAGCAGTCTAAGTTCGACAGATGGGCGGAGTGCGTAGGTTCCCCTCAGAGACTACACGCCGAGGCGGCTTAACAGCCGATGATATAGTCCGACCTCCCGCGAAATCGGGAGAGGCCGCAAGGCCCGCCAGAAATGGTCAGTAGGGGTATCGGCCCCGAAAGTAACAGCAAGCGAATGGCTTACCGATTCTCTCGCTGCTGCGGTGACTTCTAACGCAGTGGTCGAAGGCGATGAGGTGTCGTTCACCACGAGCGCCGACCGCGTTCGTCTGGGCAACTACTGCCAGATCAGCCGCAAGGCTGTGATCGTGTCTGGTACGCAGCGTCAGGTCAATCAGGCTGGCGTTGACGACGAGTTGGCTTACCAGGTTGCGAAGCAGGGTAAGGAACTCCGTCTGGACATGGAGAAGCGGGCTTGCTCGCAGTACCCGGCAGTCGCGGGCGGCACGACCACGGCTCGCGAGACGGCTGGCTTTGAAGCCTTCCTGACCACGAACACGAGTTCGTCCTCGACGGGCGCTTCTGCCCCGACGCTCTCTGGCACCACGAAGGGCTATCCCAACGCGGCTCCGGTGGACGGCACGGCTCGCGCTTTCTCGGAGACGATCCTCAAGGAAGTCATCCAGAAGGTGTGGACCTCCGGTGGTAAGGTTGGCATGGTCATCACTGGCCCGGTCAACAAGGTCAAGGCTTCGGCGTTCACGGGTATTGCGGACATCCGCAAGGAAGCCCCTGGTTCGCGCCCTGCAACCATCATGGGAGCAGCGGACGTGTACGTTTCCGACTTCGGCAACGTGACGTTCGTCCCGTCTCGCTTGCAGCGTGAGGCTGCGGCTCTGTTCGTTGACCCGTCGTATGCCAGCATCGTTACGCTGCGTCCGTTCGAGTTGATGGAGCTTGCGAAGACGGGTGACGCTGACAAGCGTGCGCTCATCGTCGAGTGGGGCGTGAAGGTCAACACCGAGAAGGCTCATGGTGTTGCTCGCGCTCTGACGACCTCGTAACCCTTACCTTAGGGCCATTTGGGGAGGCTCGGAAACGGGCCTCCCCTCTTTCTATGAAACGACTACTTTCTGCAAATCCCGACCTCGGGACCAGAACCTATTTCCATTCAACCCCTGAACACGTCCACATCGAAAAGGTGCAGGACGTAACCGACGTGGTTGAAGCCGCGAAAGCCAAGTTCAATAACACTGACGAACGCGCCCGTTGGGGAGAGTGGCAGCGTGTCGCATCCATCCCCCTTGTGACCTTCTACGACCTGAAGGCCAAGGGCATTACGGAAGATCCGGTTGCCATGAAGAAATGGCTGAATGATCCGGAGAACCGATATTTCAGAACTCGCCCCGGAAAGGTATGACCGAAGAAGTCAGAGTAGCGATATTAGTTCCAGTCAGAGACACCATCCCTTCGTGGTTCGCCTACTCCCTTGGGTTGGCTATGGGATACCTCGGGAAGAATCAACCCGACGTTCACTGCGAATTGTATTTCAACAACGGAACGGTCTTGCCAGAGCAGAGAACCGTTCTCGCCAAGTTAGCCCTGAGAGAAGGCGCTAACTGGCTAATGTGGCTCGACTCGGATATGCGTTTTCCTTCGGACACGATTGAAAGGCTCATCTCTCACAAGCTGCCTATCGTTGGAGCGAACTACTCCACACGGAAGATGCCAGCGATTGAGCCGACGTGCTTCTCCGATAGAGAGGGGCACGAGCGGGTCTACACCGAAAAGGAGTCCACTGGCTTACAACCCGTGGTAGCGATGGGATTTGGTTGTATCTGTACCCATCGGTCGGTTTACGAGGCGATGGAGCCGCCGTGGTTCCACGTTCCTTGGGACGCGGAGAAGATGCGGTACGAGTGCGGCGAGGACGTGTACTTCTGCAAGAAAGCAGGGGACGCGGGCTTTGAAATCCTCTTGGACCATGATCTGTCAAAAGACGTGTACCACATCGGGAACATGGAATTTGGATACATGGAATCCCTCGCGGCGCGTCCGCACATCAAAGAACTGAAGCAGCATTTCATTACTAAGGGCGGGAAGTGACTTACTCAGAACTCAAATCCGCCATTGCGGACTTCCTCAACCGCCAGGATCTAACTTCAGTTATCCCTACGTTCATCAAGTTCTGCGAGTCGGACATTGGCAAGCGCTTTCGTCATCGGAAGATGCTCCAGAGGGCCACGGCCACTCTTGACTCCCATTACACCGAACTCCCTGAAGGGTTCCTTGAAGCCAAGAACATCCACGTCAACGCCAGCTACGTTCGTCCGTTGGAGT